CTGCTCAAGCGCATGAAGATTGTGGAATCGCAGAAGCGCCTCGTCTATACGCCGACCCGATCCATCTATCAGGCCCTGTCCTCGGAGGTCGCTTCCAAGTACGGCTACAACGTCCACGGCTGCGTATTCGACGAGCTGCTGGGCCAGCCGAACCGTAAGCTCTTTGATGTTATGACCAAAGGCTCCGGCGCGGCGAGAAAGCAGCCGCTCAACTTCGTCATTACCACCGCAGGTTCGGACAAGAACTCCATCTGCTACGAGGTACACTCGAAGGCTATGGACATTCTGGAAGGCCGCAAACATGACCCGACATTCTATCCCGTCGTTTTCTCTGCGCCGACCGAGGCGGACTGGACAGATCCCAAGGTCTGGCTCTCCGTCAACCCCTCGCTGGGCAAGACGGTTGAGATCGACTACTATGCTGCTGCCTGCGAATCCGCCAAACAGAACCCTGCCGAGGAAATGCAGTTCCGCCAATTCCATCTGTGCCAATGGACAAACAGCACCACCCGTTGGATGCCCATGGATAAGTGGGACGCCTGCTCGTTCCCGGTGGATCAGGAACGCCTGCGCGGACGCCTTTGCTATGGCGGCCTCGACCTTTCCAGTACCACCGACATTACGGCCTTTGTGTTGGTATTCCCGCCGACTCCGGGCGATGATGACGGCAAGTACGAAATCCTGCCGTTTTTCTGGCTGCCCGAGGAAACCATTGACCTGCGCGTCAAACGTGATCATGTGCCTTATGACATATGGGCGCGGCAAGGCCTTGTGTTTACAACCGAGGGCAATGTCATCCACTACGGCTATATCGAGGAATTCATCGAAGAACTCGGTATGCGGTACAACATCAAGGAAATTGCCTTTGACCGCTGGGGAGCGGTACAGATGACGCAGAATCTGGAGGGCCTCGGTTTTACCGTCGTACCATTCGGCCAGGGATATAAGGATATGAGTCCTCCGACAAAGGAATTGATGAAGCTCGTGCTGGAGGGACGCATCGCCCACGGCGGGCATCCGGTACTGCGCTGGATGATCGATAACGTGACCATTCGCTCCGACCCGGCTGGCAATATCAAGGCCGACAAAGAAAAATCTACTGAGAAAATCGACGGCGCTGTCGCAACCATCATGGCACTGGATCGTGCAATCCGGCATGAAGGCGACGGCGCTTCTGTGTATGACGAAAGGGGGCTGCTCTTTATATGAGTGTATTCGGGAAGCTGTTCAAAGCGCGGGACAAGCCTCAGGACGCATTAAACGGCAGCGGATATTCCTTCATGTTTGGCAGGTCGGCTGCCGGGCAGGCCGTCAATGAACGCTCAGCCATGCAGATGTCGGCGGTATACGCCTGTGTCCGCATTTTGGCAGAGTCCATTGCATCCCTGCCACTGCATTTCTACCAGTACAACGACGCTGGCGGCAAGGAAAAGGCTGTCAACCATCCGCTCTACTGGCTGCTCCATGACGAGCCAAACCCGGAAATGTCTTCGTTCTCTTTCAGAGAAACGCTTATGACACACCTGCTGCTTTGGGGTAATGCCTACGCGCAAATCATCCGCAACGGGCGCGGCGAGGTCATTGCGCTCTATCCGCTTATGCCTGACCGCATGACAGTGGATCGTGATGCCCGTGGCCGTATCTATTACGAATACACCCGTTCTGATTCGGACGCTAATACCCTCGGGAAAAAGTCCACGGTGATTCTGTCACCAGAGGACGTTTTTCATATTCCCGGCCTTGGCTTTGATGGCCTTGTCGGTTACAGCCCGATTGCCATGGCAAAGCAGGCAATCGGCATGGGGCTGGCCTGCGATGAATATGGCGCGGCCTTCTATCAGAACGGCGCACAGCCGGGCGGCGTTTTGGAGCATCCGAATGTGGTCAAAGACCCCAAGCGTGTCCGCGAAAGCTGGAACGCCATCTATCAGGGCAGCCGCAATGCGCACCGCATTGCCGTTCTTGAGGAAGGCATGACCTATAAGCCCATCACCATCAGTCCGGAGCAGGCGCAGTTTCTGGAAACGCGCAAGTTCCAGATTGACGAGATTGCCCGTATTTTCAGAGTCCCGCCGCACATGATTGGCGACCTCGAAAAATCGTCCTTCTCCAACATTGAACAGCAGTCGCTGGAATTCGTGAAGTATACGCTGGCCCCGTGGATCAGCCGCTGGGAGCAAGCCATTCAGCGCTCGCTCCTGCTGATGTCTGAACGGACGCGGTATTTCGCACGATTCAATGTGGAAGGCCTGCTGCGCGGCGATTATCAGTCCCGCATGAACGGTTATGCCGTGGCTCGACAGAACGGCTGGATGTCCGCCAACGACATCCGCGAGCTGGAATCCCTCGACATGATCCCGGACGAGCAGGGCGGCAATCTGTACCTGATCAACGGCAACATGACCAAGCTGGAAGATGCCGGTCTATTCGCCGGTCAACCGAGAAAGGAGGCTCCTAAATGAAGAAGTTCTGGAACTGGGTGCGCGATGAAACCACTCAGGAGCGCATCCTCCATCTGGAAGGTGCGATTGCAGAAGAATCTTGGTTCGGCGACGATGTGACGCCTGCCGCATTCAAGAATGAACTGCACGCTGGCGACGGCCCCATCACTGTCTGGATCAATTCTCCGGGCGGCGACTGTGTGGCTGCCGCGCAGATTTATAACATGCTCATGGACTATCCGGCAGACGTTACCGTAGTCATCGACGGCATTGCGGCCTCCGCCGCCTCCGTCATTGCCATGGCTGGCACTACGGTCAAGATGTCCCCGGTTTCTCTCATGATGATCCACAACCCACTCACCGTTGCCATGGGCGACAGCGAGGAAATGCGCAAAGCGATTCAGCTGCTGGACGAGGTCAAGGAAAGCATCATCAACGCTTACGAGATCAAAACCAGCATGAGCCGCACGAAGCTGGCGCACCTCATGGATGCTGAAACGTGGATGAACGCCAAGAAGGCGCTGGAGCTTGGTTTCTGCGACGAGATCATGTACCAGCCCGAAGCTGAACAGCCGGATTCTCCGGAGGACAGCTTCGTATTCTCCCGCAGGGCCGTGACCAACTGCCTGATGGATAAGGTCAAGGCTAAACTGCCCAAACCTGAACCCCAAGTAAGAGTGTCAGATCTCGAAAAGAGACTGGCACTTTTGAAGTATTAAGGAGGATGACTATATGAACGCTATTCTGGAACTGCGCGAAAAGCGCGCAAAGGCGTGGGATACCGCCAAGAATTTCCTCGATTCCCGCCGTGGCGGTAATGGCATCATGTCCGCCGAGGACTCTGCGGCATACGACCGCATGGAAGCCGATGTTATCAATCTCGGCAAGGAAATCGAGCGTCTGGAACGTCAGGCCGCTATCGACAATGAGATGGCGAAGGCGACCAGCAAGCCGATCATCGAAAAGCCTGGCACTCCTTCTGACAAGGTAAAGTCCGGCATTGCCACCGACGAATACAAGTCTGCCTTCTGGCAGAATATTCGTGCGAAGTCCATTTCTCACGATGTCTACAACGCTCTGCAGGTCGGTACGGATTCTGAGGGTGGCTATCTGGCCCCCGATGAATACCAGCGCACCCTGATTGAAGCCCTGCAGGAGCAGAACATCTTCCGCAAGCTGGCCCATGTGATTACCACTACTTCTGGCGAGCGCAAGATTCCTGTTGCTGCCTCTAAGGGCACTGCTGCATGGATTGATGAGGAAGGCCAGTTCCCTGAGTCCGACGATTCCTTCAGCATGGTTTCCATTGGCGCGTACAAGCTGGCGACCATGATTAAGGTGTCTGAGGAACTGCTCAATGATGCGGCTTTTGATGTCGCCGCTTATATTGCCAAGGAATTCGCTCGCCGCATCGGTGCTGGCGAGGAAGAAGCCTTCTTCACTGGCAATGGCGTCGGCAGGCCCACTGGCATCCTGTCTGCTGGCGGCGCGGAGGTCGGCGTTACTGCTGCCAGCGCAACCGCAATCACCATGGACGAGGTAATGGATCTGTTCTATTCGCTCCGTGCACCGTACCGCCGCAACTCCGTGTTCATCATGAACGACTCCACCATCAAGGCGTTGCGCAAGCTCAAGACCAACAACGGCGACTATCTCTGGCAGCCTTCTATTCAGGTCGGCGAGCCGGATAAGCTGCTGGGCCGACCGATCTATACGTCCACCTTCATGCCTTCTCTGGAAGCGGGTGCTAAGGGCATCCTGTTCGGCGACCTCGGCTATTACTGGGTGGCGGATCGTCAGGGCCGCTCCTTCAAGCGCCTCAATGAACTGTTTGCAGCGACCGGTCAGGTTGGCTTCCTCGGTTGCGAACGTGTAGATGGTAAGCTGATCCTGCCCGAGGCCGTGAAGTGTCTGCAGATGAAGGCGGCGACTTAATGCGTCGCCTTCTTTCTTTGGGGAGGTATTCATGTGAACAAGTACCAACCAAGAAACTACACCGCCCACGGCGGAAAGGAAACCGTGATTGGAGGAAAGGTTACCTTCCTTCCCGGCGCAGAAGTAGAGGGCCTGCCCGCTGC